ACTTCACCGCCTGCCAGTTCTTTGAGAACCTCATTTGATGGAGTAGGGATAGAGAACTCGACATAATCTGTCGTATCTTTCACAAGTTCAACATAAAAAGGTTCTTCACTGCCTTCCACTTCAATTTTTACTTCTTTGGGATCTGCAAAGTTGAATGCAACACTCCCTTTGGTCGGAAGGGGATAATCTTTGAGATCTGCACCGGGAACGCCGTCACCGACTGTTCCAAATTTAATTTTACCTACGCCCATAGCGATAGGTCTTACTTCTCCTGCCATAATTATTGATCTATTAAAATTTCTAATCTAATATTTGTACAAGCGAATTTCTCTTTCAAGTCCGGCATTGGAACACTCCAGAGAACTGTCACTTCTTTACATACACCGTCATTACTATTGATTGAATCAAGCGACTTCCGCACCTTACGCTTTAATTCTTTCATTCGTTGACGTTTTAACATACCATTCTCATCACTCCAAGGTACGAAGATATTGATGTTAACAGGCACTTTATTGATAAAGTCAAGTTCATTCAATTGCAGATGATTGATAACGATATGTTCATTGGTCAAGCCTGCTTCCGATTTGTCCTTGTAAATCATAACATCGGTGCCCGCAGCGGCCACAGCATTATAAACTATATCTACAGCGTCAAATTCATCCATAGCTACATATTACTAAAAAATAACTTCAATGTGTCTCTTAGGTATTTCTCACATTGCGTATTAGCCCCTGAAACGACTTCATACCCTTTAGCTTCCACGGCTGCCGCATACTCCATTCCTGCAACACCTACCAACACATAACCACCGGTATGCGATAACGAGACTTCCTTGGCGAGCCTGTGTCCCTTATATTTACCGGTAATTTTATCAGTTCCTTTGTCACTCTCTTGGAAGTTTTCTGTAAGCACTTCACCGTCTTTTGCAATCACATACCCGATAGAGGAACGAAGATTACCACTATGATCATCAAATGAAGCACTTTTACGAGCCACTTCGACAAACTTTTCACCAGCACCTTGTAGAAGTTTCAACATTCTTTCTTCTGCTCGGTTTTGAAAGTGATCGAACCAACGTTCTAGTGACTGTTGGTCGAATAGGGGAGTCATGCCGTTTTTCATACGTTGATAATTGAATGTGATTGATAAGGTTCCCAACAGATAACCGGTACATCAATACCCTTTGATGCAACTTTCAAACGCAAAAACTTACTATCTGCCGGCGGTTGCATTTTGGAGTAGAAATAGCCATGTACCTGTGTTTCATCACCAGCCGAATTGTGTTTTAAAACAATTCTTCCATCGCTTACCGGGTCGTAGCGTCCGGGGACAGATATTTCAACCGGTTTCCCAGGAACCCATTCACCATTAACTAAGTGCCCGTTAGCCTCAATAGTAACTATTGCTGTATGTGGATACCGTTTTACCATCTGTTGCCAGCTCTCCCTTTGATAATGATTCGTTTCTCAAGTTTAGCAGCTTTCTCCGGCTCCCCGTTCTCTATGTACAGTTGCTTTGCAGTCTGAATATAGAAAGAACGGGGATGAGTGATAGAAAGCTTGTTTTCACTGAAATCTTGAGAGTTTACCATCATGGCATACATATCAGCGACACAAAGACCGACTTGCTTCATGCTTTCAGTAGTACATTCCGCTTCGGGGTTGATACCCCGCCTAACGAAGACTACCTTATCCAAGAAGCCTTCCATATCCCCAATAGATGGATATTCCAGTATTGTTTCTCTGATTGTTGCCATTATAGTTTACTCTTCATCTGTTTTTTCAGTATCTTCATCGGCCGCCCATTCCTTGGCATCAGTTTTCATGATATACATTGCATCAGGATCGTTGACTACCGGGATGGCATTAGCTTCTGCTTTAGTCCACTCTTTGAACGGTTCAAGTTCAGACCACTTGCTGATAAAAACAAAGTCTTTTTTCAGTGTTGTTGCTTTCTTCTTGTACTCGACAGAATGTTCCGCTGCAATAGGACCATGTTGGATGTCACCGCATTGTAAATCTTCCAAAAAACAGATATTAGCGGCTTCCCATGGATTGATCGTAGTGCGATTATGAGAAGCATCTTCAATACGAACAGCCGGGCTCACTAAGACAATTTGAACACCTTCTGTATTCTCTTGTGCAGAGAGATATTCATTGATAACTTTCTTGGAGATAGTCAGCTTTTCTTTCTGATTGATCCAGCCTTTAACTTTCTCGATAACGGCTTTCTGTTTCTTCAATAAAGCAAATCGATCTTTACGCATCACTACGTACTTAATGGTAACACCATCAGCAGAGGCAGAAACTACTGTATCTTCAATGTCTTGCAATCCGTCTGCAGTGTTTGCATTTGCCCAGTCAGCAGCAGAAACCTTTTTATTTTCATTCTTCATACCACAACCAACAAATTCCTCGGTAACAATACCGTTATTATTGCTTGAGTTTAGAGTGAACCCACCTTTAGACATCAGCTGCATGCACCACCATTCGAAACGTCCACGAACAGCGTTATATACAAAGTCCTGATCTTTGAAAGCGAGGTCAAGGATAGATTTCAAATCCGAATCACCTTCACAATCACGGCTAAGTTGCCGGTATTCGTTCCAGTCGCTTTCATTCATACCACGCTTAACGGCAGTCTTGGGGATATCACCTGACATCTTACCTACAACTTCACGTTTCTTTTGCGGTGCAGAAGAATCAAAGCTGATAACGTCTGCAATAACAGGAGCACCTTTCTCTCCGGTCAAAGTTTCCCATTTCAGAGAATCTTTCTGCTTTACACCGAAGAAGTTAGGGAAGAATACCGGCTTAACCTTACGTGAGTTAAGTCGTGCTCCCATGTTCTTACGGTTCACTTGTTTAATTAAACTTCTTTCCATATATCATTATTTTAATGGATTAGACAAAACGAATAAAACCAAGCGTTGCCTTCAGGTCTTTATCAATCGGGTAAGGCATTACACTCTCATTAACAGTACCACGCACAAGGAGACCAGACTGTTGATTTGCAACAGTTACATCTACTTTGTTCATAGTAATAGCTTCCGGTACATACTTGAACTTGGCGGCATTAGCAGCAGCTTTTACGTTAGCCAAAATAAGCACATCACCAATAGCAGCAGCACCAATAGCACCAGCAACGGTAATTGTATCATAAGAAGCATTGCTCTTATCAATAGCAGCAATCAAATCAGACGCCCCCTTAAGAGCACCGCCAACTGTAATTGCTTCTCCGACTTTAAACAGATGCCCTTTTGCGACTTGTACTGCCGTGGCAGCAGCAGCGACGGCGGCTGTAACCTTTGCCGTTTTTACGACATGATAAAGTCCATTGGAATCTTTACCCACAATCACAAGCGGAGGAAGTTCGTCAATGATTCCCTTCAGTTCCGCACGAGCGATGGTTCCACCGCCTTGGATGTCCTCGATAATCTTCTCTATACCGGGAGCATACTGAAATTCAGTTTCTTTTTTTCTAAACATAATACAATGAATTAATTATTAATCTTCCAGACCGAGGCTGGCAACTCCGTTATCAGAACCTTCTTCATCTTCCATCAAGTCCAGCCATTCTTTCTCTGAACGCTCTTTCGGCTTAAGAGTTAGGCTTGTAATCACCACCGGCGACTTCATCATCAATAACAGATTGTTTGATTTCGGCAAATTCTTCTTGAAGCTCTTTAATCTGGTCTTCAACAGAAGTTTCAGAATTGACATCAATACGATTAAACCATTTTGCAGGGAGTTTAGAATCTGCAAACAATGCTTTAGCAGATGCCTGCTTCGTAGAAGTAGTGACTGTTGTAGCGACAGTAGAGACAGATGCAGCCAACTCGGAAATCTGTTTCTGCTGGGCTTTCAACAACTTAACAACAGAAGCAGGCAAGCCTTCGAGATCTTCGTCCTCGTCTTCATCTTCTTCGTCATCTTTCGGCTTCTTAGTTTTTTTAGTCTTAGTTGTCTCAATAGGTTTTCCATCCTTCAAACCGTATTTTTTCTCATAAGCGGCAATAGCAGCATCAATACTGGCTTGACTGCCTTGTTCATTTGATACCAAGTCCGGAAGAATATTATCCTTGAATAACCCAATATAGTTATCCAGATTCTCTTCACTTTCGATGTCAAAAAGAGCTTGCACCTTGGCCGCATACTTTTCAGGAATTCCAGCTTTTTTCAAAGCTGCTTTGATGGTTGCTAAAATCTTCATACTTTTTTCCTTAAAATATATTGGGAGTAAATTTTTCCTGCTTATATATTTTATTTCAGAATCAAATGCATACATTTGTAATTAAGTTAAAGCGTAGAATGGATTATATAGAAGATAGACATGAATATTACAATGTGTATATATCTAAGTGTACACAATGCAAGCATTTTAATTTTGATAAATTAAAATGCCCGGCATACCCTAATGGTATTCCTGTTAAATACCTTGATGGTTCACAGGTACATGACAAAAAAGAAAGCGACCAAAAAGGGGAGTTCGTCTTCCTAAAAGAATCCAATTAACTAGTTTTCGCTTTTGTATAACTCCATCCCATTTTTTCGGATATCCGTTTCCATAATATATGATAATGGACCACTGAAGCCATTGTTGGGGATAGTGTATTATTATTGATTCTAGCAGTAAACTCTGCTCTTAGTTTGTTATTCTCCCGATTCACTAGCTTTTCGAATTTACTAATTGTAATTCCCCATCCTTCTTCGGGACGTTTCATAGCGAATGTATAATTAGGTGTTACAGCTCTCATTTCTGATACATTATGGGCTATTGCAAGATACATATCAGCCGGACTGAATGAGTTGCCAATTCGTCCCAAACTCTTTTCTGGCTCTTGCCAGCCTCTTGGGTGATTATGTGTAAAAATGCAATCCTTCATCTTCGCACATTCTTCATCCGTAAACTCAACACTATATTTGGCTCCGCGCTTATCGATTACAACATTACCATTCTTGTCAAATAAGACTCCTGTCTCAAAGCTTTTATTCAGGCGTATTTCATTCTCTGTGTTGGTTATTTTGTTATAGAGTTTTCGTTCATTCCATTTTTGTTTAATATCTGTAATTTCAGCATCAGTCTTGATACGTTTAGGTTTAGAAACCTTTATAACTTCATTCGTAATAGGTTGGGAAACTATTTCTCTTTGTAGTCCTCCATCATTGGTAAAGTTATCCTTATACCAGAAAGCCGATTGCAATCCGTCTTTATTCTCGCTGACGAAATCCTTTGCTCCCTGGGGAATGTCTGTAATAACCTGCTCTTTCGGAACTGTGTCATTCAGCAGAAAATCCGCAAAATTTTCTGGTTCCATCGTAATGGGAGTAGCGAAGCAGATACAGAAAGGATGGAAGCCTGTAAACTTGAATGTTTTAGGATATTTTCCAACCATCGCATCACAGATCTTACACGGTCCGCGATTATTGGCCGAACGCTGTATCTCAATTCCTAGTATAAAATCCTGTTTACTCCAACGTTCATAGTCTGCACTACGATAAGCTGTGTTCGTAGTTGTTGCAGATGTTCGGAGAGCGTTCTTGTATGCAGAGCGGTATACACCTTGCCCTGGATGATAATCTTTCATCGGTTGTGATAGAACCAATTCACCTTTCTCATTTCGGATCCGGCGAAAACGTTTTTGGGGATTTTGCAAAATTTGCCGTATATCACTACTGATTCCGTTTGAATTACGTCCGGCAACTACGCCGCTATCAAGATAGAATTCGAGTTGCGATTTCGTTTGCTGTGTAATATTCCAAACTCTATCAGACAATTTTAGACCGTTGGAATCTATATCATTCTTTAGAGCCTCAAATGCAGATAGGCTATGAGTAAACATTCCATCCTTAGTTGCGCTAGAAATAGACATTCCCTTGATGAACAGGGAAATAAAATCATCATTCTTCCTCTCTGCTCGTTCCCAGCCATCCTTTTGGAATGCGGAAATATTAGCATATAACATTGATTCAAGGTTTAGTAGTTCCCGGTCAACCGCACTCTCTATTCCCTGATTGCTTATCCATACATTGTTTTTCCCCGCATCTGACCATTTACGGAGATACGGGGAAACAGAAAGTATAAACTGATTAAAGATATTGGCTATTACGGCCTGCTGTGCAGCAACTTTCTGTATATGCTGTTTATCGTAGAAAGAAAGTCCAGGCATAGTTAAAGTGTAGCTCCTAGGAATGAATTGTTTTGAGCGGTATCTTTCTCATCTTGTTTCTTGCGGGCTAACTCTTCTTCAACATCATCCGTATATGGTGAATTTTTAATAATCGTCTCTTTGCTATTGAATTGGGATGCTGTTTCAAGATTCTTTAGTTCTTCAGCCAGGTCCTGTGGGAGAATACTGCCAAACTCCACCTCAATAAAATTATCATTTAGCTGTGATGCATACTTAGTATGTGTGATGTTAGCCATTCCTGCTTGAACTATTGACACAGTACGTTGAACTGCAGGGCCGAAGATTTCCATCTGCTCACTGGCTTTAATTTCCGCGTCAATCAGCATAAATCGGCGAGATGTTCCGCTTAAATTACCTAATCCCATTAGCTTATTCATTGATAAATCAGGGCTGGAAGCTCCGGAGTGTATGGCATCGTCTAATTGGTTAAGCTCGAGTGTTACGGATTCGCAGGACTGCTGCCACGCTAAGTAGTCGGCATCACCATGATACGATGTACCGGTATCAGGGTCTATTTCCATTCCGAAGTTCAATTCCTTGCCAACGGTTTCTTTACTTGGTAGATTTGCAAGACCATAGGTTTTTAAAATTGGTTCAGAGAAATAATCGTTTGTATCTGACAAACGGGAAAGCCTCATTTCCTTTTTATCAATCAAGTTGGCAACATCTTCCCAATCAGGGCAATCTACTTCGGCATATACTACAGGAATCTTTCCAAAGAGGTTTTTTGTCTTTTTCACTAGCCAAATGCCGTCCATTACTCCGGAATAGATAACATCTTTCGTGTATATCTTCACGCATTCACAAGTACGGCCATTGACTTCTGCATTGTATTTATAGATGAAGCCGTCCATATCGTCGTCCTCGTCGAAATGTGGATAGAATTCACATTCGATATTGTTATCTTTAGGAGTAGAAAGAATCTTAACCTTTAATTGGCTTTTTCCATCATCCCGGGTAACTGGATAGAAAACAATAGCTGCTTTGGTTTCTGAAAGAACTTTTCTAGCAAACTCTTTCAAAACTGATTGCATCTTGAGTTTACGCTTATAGATATTCTTAAATTCGGTAAAACCGTTATTTGGGTCTTCAGCTGTGATAGTCATTTCACCACCAAACAAAAAGGCAACAGAGGTACGAACTATCTTCTTTGGTAGATTAGTCACAATTTGAGCGACTTCTACAGTTTTATCCTCTAGTCTCCTTGGCTTTTCTTCTCCTGTATCGGGATCAACTTCTTTTTCTGTCTCTGAATATACAGCGATCTTCTTCGGTTCGCGATATCCGACAGATTCTTTACGTCGAGTCCTGTCGCCATCGTATTCTTCCATATACTCGCGAGGATTACGGTTCTCTCGGGTATCAACGCATAAATCTCCGACTATGCTTCCGAAGTCTTCATTTTTTAGAATATCCTTAATGTCTGGCATATACTTTTCTCTTAAAATATAAAACGCCTAACATTACTTCGTTATTTCTCTTATAAATCTTATCACATAATAAATGGCAAAACTAAGGAAGATTATGGGAAAATTGCGCTAAGATTCTCAAAATAGTCCTTGATTTATTTTTTCCAATGTATTTAAATACTTTTGAGTCGCATACTTATTAATGATAGAAAATCCTCCATTGACATCTAGAATAATAAATTTGGACCTATTTTTATATATAGGATGCTTGGCATCAATTATTGTTATATTACTATCAGGTATATATTCTTCAAACTTTTCAAGGGGAGTATAATACTTATTTATATCGTGAATTATTGATTGGTATTTCATAACTTGTTCCTTATTAACAATGTATTCATAACCTTCAACTTCACCGAATACTCTAAAACAATCCTGATACTCAAATAAAAATAAAATTCCACCTTCTTTATGAGATGGTCCTAATAGTAATCCGCCATCTTTTGCGTCAATAATAAGATTCTGCTCATGTAACCTTTTAATTTCTCTTAGAGATATACGTTGTTGATAATAATACATGTTTTTTCAACAAAAGTAAAACAGGTATATCATATTTACAAATATTTGTGGCAAAAACTCTTTTATATGTGTTATTTGAAACTCTATATGATTTATATTCAATATTATAATATGAAATTATCCACGTCCTACTTTACGAGTAGACACTTTGAATTTTAAACCTAATGATTCTGCGAACTCCGCAAGGATTGTCATGCCATCCGGCGCATCGTCATGAGCATTGTCACCCTCGCGCTTGTAGCTTGTTAATGCTTTCATGAAACGACCGTAGTCTGATCCTTTGGCGTATTCTGATTCATCAAGGAAAGCGCAATACCTCTTTATCCAACCGGCCTTCATAATAATTCGTGTTGGTTTGTGCTGTGTAGTAGGACGGGCTTGTATGGTGCAGGCTTTCTTTTCCGCTGTTACCAATTTACGGACATGGATAGCAAATATGCGTCCACCGTTGTTTGACTCGATACGCATTTGATCGCATCCCGTATCTATAACCATTTGAGCCAAACGAGGCTCTGTTATTTCTACAGGATCCTTGGTGAAAAGAACATCAGTGATAAAGTATTTGGGACCGAATACCTTTGCGAATGGTGCGCAAAAATCATCATCTCCCTTGTCTGCCGTATCACAACCACCGATAACACCGTCAGGTTTCTTTCCTGCGATATCAGCACTTTTAAAACGCATGAGAGCAGATTTAGGGAATAGTAACCCTTTGGCCTCGAACGGTTCCTGCATATATTCGGCCATCCAAATACTTTCGTCGGTTTCAGAACGTAGTTCCTGGTAATATTCCGTAGTATGTACATCGGCGCAGAAAGTTTCGTCGTTCTCATCCAGCGCAGCAATACGAATGATTTCATTGTACTTGCCGGCTTCTTCCATACGTCCGAGGACATCACTAGAAGACCAGCGGGTACCAATGTCAATCATACAGCAGCTTCCCTCAATACGTGAATCGTGCGTACCTTGTTTCCAAGACCATACCTTCTCGTTATTATTGTCGGATAACGCATCTTCCAGGCTCTTGTATAAGTCGTCGGTCATGGCAAGCATTGATGCACCGAAACCGATCACGGTGCCGCCAACACCACCACCGAAATAAGATACCTGGCGAGCGCCTTCCACATTCCAACTCTTCACATTCTGTTTATCACCTTTCAGATGAATATCAGGGAATATCTCTTTATATCGTTTCGACTTAACTATATCACGGGTATCATACGAAAGTTTGTTGTATAGAGTATCAGAACAACAATTACGCATTACGGATTCTTCCGGAAAGTGACCGTACATCCAAGCTATGAAAAGAGATGATATATAAGACTTACCGGCACGCGGCGGCATGCTGACAGCAAGACGGTAGATTATACCAGCAGAATATGATTCATACACACGCATGAACGCTTCTGCGACCTTCTTTAGGAACAGACGTTTAGAGAAAAACTTCGGATCATAGTACAAACAGAACGCCCAAAAGTCTTTCTTTGATATTCGTTTGCGGAGTATGGTAGCAGCCTTTGCTTTACGAATCAATATTTGTCTTTTACTCTTCTTCTTTGCCATCAATTATAGCCTGTAGTTGTTCGTCACTCAATCCTTCCAGTTCATCACCAAGGTTCACATTTGCATCAACTTCTTTTTTGTCTCTCCATTTCTCCGGTTGCCGGTTCTTCAGCCAGAATATAGCGGCTGTCGTATCAGGTGGGTAATGTTCAGTATATTCCTTTGAGTCTGTTATTCTTCCTTCAGATGTTGCAAATTTTGTTGCCTTACAGGAATAACCGATAGCACGATTATATAGCCGAGATGCAACGTTAGCATCCGCAATATTCTTTCCTTTTTTTAGGGACTCAAGAAATTCGGGATAGTCTTTTTTCCATTTGTTTAAGGTTTGCTCTGAAACAGAGAAGAATTCGGCGAGCTCTTTATCTGTTGCACCCAACAAACAAAGCTTTAGAGCTTGATCGGCATACTCTATTCTGTATTCTGATTTACGCCCTCTTTTCTTCTTCTCGGCCGGATTCTTCTTCTCTGTCATAAACTATAACTAACTAAAACTAAAATGAAATAACCCATTCTTTAACTTGAATAATCTTCTATAATCAAAATATAAAGAAGGGCTATCTTTTACAATCTTCTGGAATTATTTTGGGAACAGCATTATTCCAATTAATACTATGATGTAAGCGTTTGTACACGCTTCCCATTGGGCGTATCTTTGTACAAGAAGGAGCATACATAATTGTGTAGAAAGACTTAACATAAGTCCCACTATCCAAATAGATATCAGTCATTCCGCCATTTGATTGTTGGGTTGTTACTTGATTCAGTGAGACATGAGGTATCTGAAAAAACAAATTTCCTCTGCTACCCAGTAAGGTATAAGTGTTTACATCTTCATTAATTTTACCAAAAAACTTAAAAGGCATGTTTGTATCACAGATAAATGAGTTCATAGCTTTCCGTTTAAGTAATTCACCACGAACTATATTATTCTGCTTTCCTCCGATAAAATCTCCTCTTTGAGCTAATGCAACAGCTAAAGCACCTGTTTTATTCTTGAAATCAATTAGAGCATCAAGTACTTTATCAAGATTGATAATGTTTTTCTGCTTCATTTCACCGTATTGATTATAAGTGTATGAGAATTCCGTATAATCATCATCTAACTCAATAAAATATTGGTAGCCTTTTTCTTTTGCTATTTCAAAAGAAGCATTTCTCGCATAAATAATAGCTCGACGATCATTGAAGTTATCACCCTCATCTGTTTCTGATGCTATTTCTTTTTTGTCGAATACATATATGTTTTCGTAGTTTTTGCGATAACGATCTATCTTCAGATCTTCATTATCTAATACTATGATAATATCACCTGTATATCCACATTTCCGTAATGTTTTTACTGTATGTACATTGTCTGGACGCCCATGTGTAAGTATCAATGCAACGAAGCTATTATTTTTCATCATTGCTATAATCCTCCAAATATGAGTCTGACAATTCTTTCTTTAAACAAACATATCCTAGTTCAATAGCTTTATTAAAATCTATAATGACAAGAGCTGAATTTTCCATTAAATTTTGAATGATGTTGTTTGAATGAGCATAAAATTCAGCAATTTTTCCATAATCGAAAACAATGTGCCTTGAAGCTGCAATCTGAAGAAAATCTTTAGTCTGCTTGTCTAAATTACACTCCTGAATTTGTTTCATCAGACAATTGTAAGTTTCAAGATTATAGAGTTCTGATATTGCAGGTTTATTGCCAGTCGGTGTGTAGATTGGGGATACTATTTTTTTTGTATAAAGATTATTATCTTTCTCATCGGCAGAATTAAGGATATCAGTCGAAAGTTCGATCTCGTCTACTGAAAACTCCCAATCATTCAATATATCAGACGAGAAGTTTTCTATCACTAACTTCCAATCGAATTCAGAAGTATCGGAAGTATGATTGTCCGCTAAGGCTAGCAGTTTTCTCTTTTCATCTTCCGTAGATAAGTCTTTGCGTTTAATAACAATAAGCTCGGTACCGTCAGACTCTACAACACGCACTTTGAGACCTAACTTTTGAGCTTCTTCATAGACGCCGTTTCCAGCGATTAACACATTATCACGGTCGGCCAATACGGACCGACCAGCTCCACATTCAACAAGGCTTTTGTGGATAAGCCGCTTGTTTTCGTCCCCATGGATACGATAGTTCCGGGGATCAATCTTAATTTCTACTTTTTCTTCCATGACCAAGGAATTTCAATTAAAATATAGATTCCCCGGCTATTTTCTTTCTAATAAGTTCTTGTACTCCGTTATATATCTCATATAGCTGCTTTAATGTCTCCGGGCCTTCCCATTCAGAGAAATTTCCATCCTGGAAGAAATGAAACTCAAACACTTGTGCAGCTAAATCTCCGAGTTCCAAGCTTTCAAATGTATCTCTTACTAAATGCAGCCTGTCTAATATTTCAGCATTTCGATCTACTGAATCACCTGGAATATCCTCGATATCAAGCCTCGAATAATCTACATTATCATCCACTGGTAGAGGTTTGTATCTACTCCGGTACTGTGAAGTAGGAGAGGATGCGTTCAACTTTATCATCTTCAAAACAAAGAAATCAAGCTCTGTATAGCCATTTTTCTTTGTGTCGAGTAATTTATCAAGTAGCTTGCTTTGCTTCTGAAGGAGCGAACATATGACCTCATTTAGGACATCTGTTGCCTCGTCTGAAATACCAGCAAGCCCACAATGATACAAAGAGTAATCAAGCCAGCGTTCGTAGCGTTTAGTTATGTAATTATTTACTGCTTCACTTGCCATAATTTTAATTTTTTAAATTAAGTATGACATAGCAAAGAGAATACTTTAGTGTTTCAGTAACTTACAAATAACAAATGCCGGATTTTTTCTTCAAAATCCGGCGCAACACCATTCTTTTACAAAGATAGAAAAAATATTGAAGAGATAATTAATTCAGCGAATATTTTAAAAAGGTAATGGACCATCATCTTTAATTTGATTATCTATAGAGAATGGCACTTTGGTTTTAGAGATTGAAGAAGAACCAAGTTTCGTACCGATGGGTTCACCAGGCATGGGAATACATATGTCTTCCTCTGGATTTGAAAAGCGACAGAATTCGCCTTTGAATCGCAATAATATTTCACCTAGTGCACCGTTACGATGCTTAGCAATAATTACTTCTGCCATACCTCGCATATCGTTTCCTCGATCATCTTGAAAAATCTTATAATATTCTGGCCGATGTAAAAAAAGAACCATATCAGAATCATCGCATAATGTACCACTATCACGTAAATCTATTAACTGAGGACGTTTAGCATCAATCCCTTCACGAGATTCAATTGCCCGATTCAATTGCGATGTAATAATAATAGGAATATTCAGCTCTTTTGCTAAAGATTTTAATCTTCTTGTGAAGTAATTTATTTCCGAATATCTATTCTCTGTATATTTGATGTCATTATATAACAATTGAACATAGTCGATAGCAATCAACTTAACACCCTTTTCTTTTACTAAATAATGTGCCTTATTACACAAAATATCCATTTTCATAAGTGGTGAGTCATCTACATAAAGAGGAGCGTCTTGCAAATCTTTTAGTTTATAGTCCAATTGCTGCCACTCATAACAGGCAAGCTGTCCGCTCTTGATTTTCTCACTTGGAATTTCGCAGACATTGGTGATAAGACGATTGACTAACTGCACATTGCTCATTTCAAGAGAAAACAAAGCGACTGGAATTCTGAAGTTGACCGCCATATTTCTTAGCATAGATATAATAAATGCTGTTTTCCCCATTGCAGGACGTGCTCCTATAGTAATCAAATCACCATTCTGCCAGCCACATGTCATTTTATCCAATCTAGTGAATCCACTTTCCAAACCACTTAGTCCATCAGTTCGTGTAGCTGCCTTCTGAATTAGTTTATAGACTTCATCAATCACGGGGTTAATCTGAATACAATCATGTTCCGTATTTAATGAGGATATATCAGTCAGCTTTCCTCTGATTTCCGAAATTAAATCTTCTACATCTTGGGTTTCATCGAATACTTTTAAGCGAATATCTGTTGCAAGTGCAAGTAATTGGCGGGATATATACTTTTGTGCAATGATTCGGGCGTGATACTGCGTTTGAGACGATGATGCTACTTTGCTACTCAAGTGAGTTATATAAGCTGGTCCTCCAATTTTATCTAATTCGCCTCGTTTGCTAAGTTGCTCCTTTACAGTTAGAATATCTATCGGCATTTGATTGACCGCGAGGGTAATTATTGCAGCATATATCAGTTGATGTCGATATTCGTAAAAAGATTCTGGACGAAGAATATCACTTATTAACGCATAAGCCTTTTTGTCAGTCATTAATGTACCCAATACAACTTTTTCTAATTCAGGTGCGTAAAGAAGGTTCATGTTAAATTGATTATCATCTTCTTGTTGCTGTTTTTTTTCTTTCATGGTTTTTTGTTTTTTTATAATAGTTTTCAAAGATACAATTATCTTCGACTTTTACCTCCGATTTCCACAACATTAAACATTTCGTTAACTCGATCGGCAATATATTCCCCATATTTTAAATGAATCTCTTCCGGAAATAAATTAGTAGTCACGAATGTTGTACAACTTCTCCTGTTGTCGTATCTCATTTGAAGTATGTACTGTATCACATCCATCTCTGTCCCGTAATGCTTTACCTTAGGCTCTCGTCCGACTTCATCCAGACCTAACGCTATTCCATTTGAACCGTCATAACTTAAGATTCCGTCAATGCCTTTCTTGCAATACTGGTTAGCTACGAAAGCTGCTGCCTCTATCGGGAATCCTCCCTGTAGGTAATATCCTGTTTTGTCTTTTCCGTTGCTATACCTGTCATACATCTGTATGATTTTCAATATGCAGGATTTTCCGGTTCCTACAGAACCATATAGCCACAATCCTTTGCTGCGGTCTAAAACGTTCGACCCTCCGATGAGATATAAAAAAATCTCATTCATGATTTCGCGATTTCGATCGTCAACGCAAAAATTTGGGCATACATATAAACAACATCTTCGGAACAAATTCATCGAATTCTTAAAAGCAATCGGGTCATAGCTTGATGGTCCGCACTTTAATTTTTGTTTCTGAATCTGTATCTGTTCTCTTACTTTTTCCATCTTTTTTGTTGCTTAGTTCTAATTTCAACCATCGGGCAAAGTGAGACATCGCGCCTTTTGGCGACTTTGTCGTTTCACCCTCATTTTGTAGTTTCATAAAGAATTGCTTCAAACACTCGTAAAAGGCTTCTATCGTAAATTCATCATAACCGGAAGAACGAGTATTCATCGTTACAGTTTCCGCCCATGACTGATTAGATTTCAGTTCCTGATAGCATTCTTCTAAAGACTTATCGAAAAAACTATCTTCCGGAAACAGCTCTCCCACGCATGCGCGTGAGAGAGTTATAGTCTTATTGTCTTTAGTCTTATTATTAATGTTTACCGTTTTACTTACTCTTTTACTTACCTCTTTACTTACCTCTTTACTTACCGTTTTACTTTCGTCAAGTAAGTAATAAACTGGCGATTTCGCATTCTTCTTACCCGATTCGAAGGTTATTAAACCTTTTTGCTGCAATCTGTTCCTAACTTCAATGACGGTTTTCTCTGATATACCGGTTGCGAGGACGATAGTCTTGTTGGGATGCTCAAACGGATTCTGCCAACCCCGAATATTGCACTCATTCAAGAGATAGAAGTACAAAAAGACTTCGTTCGGGCTGAATTCTACACTTCGATTCATCTTCCAAAATTGGTTTATATAATCTATATAGGTCATTGTATGCTATGCCGTCAGTTTCTGACGTATTAAGTTCATATTTTTTTTCACGAGTCCGATAATACGGTTATGGTACTCGGTATTACTATTGCAGGCTCCACGGGACTGAACAATACTGAATGTTTTTAAATTGACCTCTACGGTCTCAATATGTTTCTTGCCGATTCGAGCAGAAAGAATGAGTGAATCCTTTTCTTTATAATATTTATTTGTAAAGACGCAATGGTGCATGATTTCACCTTCTTGTTGAAACTCTTCAAGACTTTTGAGCGGTACTACGACTATTTTACCATCAGACATTTTTAGGTCAAAGAACTTCGATTTTTCTTTGATATAATTCTCTGCATCCTTCTTGAGTTTAAGCAATTGTTGCATTTCTTTAGCCTTGCGTTCTTTTTCATCATCACGTTTCTTTCTCGCCACATACAAGTCATGGGCTTTTTTTAGATTCTTAGGACAAACGTAATGGGCGTTATGCAGATCCTTACGATAATGTTCAAGTAGTTTCAGATAATCAAACCACATGGAAACATCCTTAATCCGATATTTATTTCGAAGGCAAATTTTAATAGACGGCCAATACATATCAATCTTGTAACGGTGTCCCTCGAAATGATCTATTAATTCATAACGTCTTGCCTTTAGAAGTGTTTCAGCCTTGGGAGAATGGGGAATTATATTGGTAGCAGTAAGAAATGACATACCGCGTAATTTACAATCTATACCCATTTGAATATACTTAGGTCTAAAGACGGAGGCTGGATGATAGCGTTCACAATAAACATCATTACTACAACTGTAATAATATGATCCAACAACTTTATTACGTATCTCCAAATCTCCACACCATCCACAATGTCCCGTATTGTTAGCACGAGCTACTACCTCCCGGTTGCCATCATCTTTTATCCAATGTTGCAGTATCTCACGAATAAAATAACGAGGATTCGCTTCTGCCTGATAGTAAGCAATCAATTCAAAGCTTCGGATAACTTGGAATTCTTCACAAATTTCCGCTTTGGCAATAAACATCGATTGTTTGTCTGTACGCTTCCTTGACTGTTCTATCTTCAAGCATGCACCACAATGAGGACAAATAGCACGCTTACGTTTTACAAGTTCTGGAGAGAAGCGCTGCCCGCACTCCATACATATAGCACGTGACTTGGTTGCATATCCTATATGTTTTAAACAATCGCTTTTAGCCCAGTCAATCATCATATTCTCAATATTAGGTAGCTGGCTACTTAAACCTGCTACTCTAAGCTGTAATTTCGTTCTTGGCTTCATAAGTCTTCAAATAATAAAAATTGTCCGGAAGGTATTTGCTTTTTCATCCCTTTACGCTTATTAGGGGCAGAAGCAGGCTTTTTAATTTCTGGTTGTTCTGTAGATGCTTCTTTTTTCACATTTCCAGCTGATACCTTATAATTGGTTTGCTTACTAACTTTGATATCATCTTCATCGTAGTAATGAACTGCAAGCCCGAATACTTCATCGTCAGACATGAATACAGCGTTCCCACCGCGTTTTTTAGCTTCACCTATAATGTAATTGCAACATTCATCTATATTCTTATTTTGCTTCGCAAAAGAGGTGGCAAAGAGGGAATCCCTCTTTGCACGTTGCTCTAAATAAGATTGAATAACCTGTTTAAATGATTGGTTCTCTTTTCCCATGACTTTAATTATTAATTGATAAAGGCATTAATAGATAGGTTAAGCTTTTTACTTCTTCGTCGCAGCGGGTAAGAAGTGAAGCCTGCGATGGATCGCTCATAGTGATGGCAATATCTTCCGAAGGAATGTTATTCATCATTTCAATCAAGAAGCTACTTCTAAAGCCGATTTCAATATTACAGCCTGACTGCAGGGTAATCGTTTCTTCTGCAGACTTAGAAAAATCTAAATCATGAGCTGCAATTTTAAGAGAGTCAGAATCGAACTTGAGGACTACCAAAGACGAACTTTCATCACAGAAGACAGATACGCGCTTTAAAGCTGACACAATATCAGCTTTCTTTAATACAGCACGATTTGGTTGCTTTTGAGGAATAACAGCGCGATAGTTAGGATACCGGCCTTCGATCATACGGCAGATTAACCGGTATGAATCAAACTCAAATAAAATATTAGTCTGATTTACCGATATCTCTACTTCCATGCAATCTTCTGGAACAATGTTAGAAAGTACTTTAGCAAACTTGCTCGGCAGGATAAAGGCCGCCCGTTCCTTGCGCGTATAAGCGGATGGATTCTCAATCATTGCTAGGCGGGTACCATCTGTTGCGACAAATGACATTGAATCTAAACCGATATCAAAATAGACACCATTCATTACCGGACGGAGTTCATCATTGGCACTACAGATCAAAACTTGCCTTATTCCGTATAATAAATCATTGCCTGATACAAGAAATGGGCTGGCGGTATCATCCGTACTCATAGATGGGTATTGATCTCCTTTCTCAATAGGTATTGAGAACTTACCGTTTGCATACTTGACAATCAATTCCTTTTCAAGGATGGATATAATCAAAGGTTGTTCGGGAATCTCTTTTAGTCCGTCAAGTAATGTTTTTGCATTAGCCATGAAAGTGTAATTGGTGAAGTCTGCGGTACCATCTATGTTTGTAGAGATGCGTCCACCTTCTTCACCTGCGGTTACTAGAATGACTCCAAATTCATCTATAACAAACAAAAAGTTATCATAGGCAGGTAATGAGTTTTTAGGCTGTATAATTCGCCCGACTGATTTTAACTTATCTGATAAAGCTGTTTTTGATACTGTAATTTCCATGCGTCATTGTTTTTTGGCGCATAACATAAAGAGGAGATAGGTTTCAGTAATTAAAAGCTATTAAATTGTATAGGAACAACAAAAGCCGGATAAAATCATTGTTTTATCCAGCTCAACACCATTATGTTTGCAAATATAGAGAGAGTTTTTGTATTTGCAAACGTTTCAGTCTTTTTTTTCTTCTTTTTCTTGCAATAAATCCAATACAGCGCGATTTGCCTTGTCGCAAATACTATAATCTATATCAATGTAAATATCAGCCATTTTATAGTCATTGTTCACATGGCCAAGACAGAAGTCGATGTCAGCTTTTGGTACTCCGGCTTTGTTTCTTGCCAAGCTGGCCCAGCTGTGGCGCGCCCAATTAGTAGTAACTTTAAAATCAATCTCTAAATTCAAGCAAATGTCTTTCAGCCCACTATTGATTGCACGCATGAAATTGTTCAAGCTGCAATAGTTAGTATGAAAGTAGGAGAGGAAATACCCTTCTGTATATTTATCAAGAAGTGTGCGAAGTTCCGGTTCGATCTTTACGGAAAGTGGTACCTGTTCGTGATTCTTATCCGTATTCGTTTTTGAACGTGTGTACTCTAATCTTCCACGACGTTCGCACGAAATACTATAAAGGTCGTTGATGTTGACCCCCATCATGTAAAACATCATCATAAATACGTCTCGTGCCATATTAGTTCGTCTTTTATCGGACTGGAAATCTCGAATTCTTAATAAGGTATTGATGTCTATATTCTTTCTTTTTCTTCGATACTCCGGAATCTCTGCCTTTTTAAACGGATCACCAGGTATTCTTATGATATCGAAGTCCTCGTTGTTATAATAGAGTTTGGCTTTGTTGTATAATGCTCTTAAGCCTCTAAGATAATGGCTTATTGTGCCAGGTTCTAGCGGAATACCTGCTGGGCCTGATTGATACAGGTCTTTTATCATCTTATTTAGTAGGAATGAGGTGATTAACTTAATATCTATCTTTTTCCTTTTCGTGTACCAGCATAGAGTATCGATAGAAGAGCTGTACCATTCGGCTGTTTTCTTCTTTTTCGTCTGAATTACTATGTTTTGAGCGAATTCTACGAAGTCTATAAATTCAGCATCAGGAGCGAGAGATTTTTCTATTTCCTCCTTGAGATCCATGCAAGACATGAATTGTGTTCTATCTTGCCCCAATTTTA